GACGAAGCCGGACATCGCGGGCTTTGGCCTGAACTGGCAGCACTGCGCGGATGTGATCTACGTGGGGGTGACTTACTCGTTTGAGGACATCTATCAAACGGTGCGGCGGTGCTGGCGCTTTGGGCAGAAGAGGCCGGTGCATGTGCGGTGCATCTGCACGGCGGCGGATGTGGCGGTGTTTAAGGCGATCAGCCGGAAGATGGCGCAGCACGAGGACATGCACCGGGAGATGCAGCGCTACGCGGGGGAATTTCTAAACCAAAAACAAGACTTAAAAATGAAGACGACTCTGGATTTTGATTGTGATGACAAGTGGAAGATGTGGCACGGTGATTGTGTGCGTGCGGCGGCGGAGATCGCGGATGAGAGCGTGGGCATGGCGGTGTTTTCGCCGCCGTTTGCGGATCTCTTCACGTATTCGGATGATGCGCAGGACATGGGGAACTGCGCGAACGTGGAGGAGTTTATGCAGCATTTCGGATTCTTGGTGGATGAGATCGAGCGGGTGATGATGCCGGGCCGTGAGGTGTGTGTGCATTGCTGCGATCTGCTGGCGACGAAGTGGAAGGATGGGGCGATCGAGCTGAAGGATTTCAGCGGGATGATCGTGCAGGCTTTCCGGGCGCGGGGGTTTTTGTTTCACAGCCGGATCACGATCTGGAAGAGTCCGGTGACGGAGATGCAGCGGACGAAGGCGCACGGGCTGCTCTACAAGACGCTGCAAAAGGACAGCGCGGCGTCGCGAGTGGGTGCTCCGGATTATCTGCTGGTGTTTCGGAAGCGTGGGGAGAATCCGCGGCCGATCACGCATTCTCCGGCGGATTTTCCGCTGGATTTGTGGCAGGAGGTGGCGAGCCCGGTGTGGATGACGGTGGACCAGGGGAATGTGCTGAACGGGCAAGGGGCACGTGAGCAGGGTGATGAGCGTCACATCTGCCCGCTGCAACTGGATGTGATCAACCGGGCGCTGATGATGTGGAGCAACGCGGGTGATTTGGTTTACTCGCCTTTTGCGGGGATCGGCAGCGAGGGTTTCTGCGCGGTGAAGGCTGGGCGTCGATTCGTGGGGAGCGAGCTGAAGAAGAGCTATTTTGACCAGGCCTGCACGAATCTGCGCAGCGTGACGATGCAGGGTGATCTGTTTGAGACGGTGAGCCGCGAGATGAGCGCGGTGAGGATGGCGGCATGAAGCACGCTGAAGCGTGAACAACGAACGAGGAACTAAGAACTGACGACCATGCGCGACTGGGAGGACATCAAAGAGGACATTCTGAGCCGGGTGGATTTCCGCCAGGTGGCGGAGTGGGATGGGGTGGCGATGAAGAAGGCGGGGGCGGGGCTGTGGGTGGCGTGTTGTCCGTTTCACACGGAGAAGAGCGGCTCGTTCAACATCGGGGGGAAGAAGGGGTTTGAGCATCGGGGGCACTGCTTTGGCTGTGGCTGGGATGGGGACGTGTTTGCGTTTTGGATGGAGCGACGGGGCTGTGACTTTAAGGCGGCGGTGATGGATCTGGCGTCGCTGGCGCATGTGCCGGTGGGGGATGGGGTGGAGTGGACGCGGCCGGAGGTGAAGCGGACGCGGCAGCCCGAAAGGCGGCCTGATGTGGAGGTGGTGCGGCCGCAGATGCCGCCACTGCGTCACCTGCGGAAGGAGGAGTGCGCGGAGCTGGGGAGGGCGCGTGGAATTGATCCGGAGGCGATCTGGGTGGCGGCTCGGGTGCATCAGCGGGCGGCGTTTTCGCGCTGGCCGCTGTTTTGCGGGCGTGATGGGGCTTGGCGGGATCGCACGGCGGGGGCGTGGCCGAGCTGGTGTGCGATCGATGAGACGCGGAACACAGCGGAGTTTCGCCGGCTGGATAATGGGCTCTATCCGAAGCAGGATGGCGGGGAGATCAAGGCGTGGGGCCTTGCTGGCAAAAACTGGCCGCTGGGGGCGGCGAGTCTGAATGGTCGGAAGTGCGTAATGCTGGTGGAGGGTGGGCCGGACATGCTGGCGGCCTACGATCTGCTGATGCGGTGGCGGATGCTGGATCGGGTGGCGGTGGTGTGCATGCTGGGGGCGGGGAACCGGATGCGTGAGGAGTCGCTGGGGCACTTTGCGGGGTGCCGGGTGCGGATCATGGTGGATGCGGATGCTTTGAAGGATGCGAATGAGCCGGATGGCAATGGCCGTCTGGTGAAGCGGAAGGTGCCGGGGATGGAGGCGGCGCTGCGATGGGAGGAGCAGCTGACGGGTGCGGGCGCGGCGGTGGAGTCGTTCTTTGTGGGGCCGGTGTATGAACCGGCGTCGCTGGCTCGCTGGTATGCGCGGGAGATCGATGCGGCGGCGGTGGAGGTGGTGGTGCCGGGGCTGTGCGATGCGGAGGGGAAGCCGGTGAAGGATGTGAATGATCTGATCCGTGCGGGGCCGGAGGTGCTGGGACGCGAGGAGGTGAGGGCGGCGGCGCGGGCGTGGGATTTTTGAAATGACAGGGCAGGGAGAGAGCAACCAACGAACAACCAAAGACGAGGAAGAAACTATGGCTAAAAAAGCATCAGCGAAGCCTGAGAAGGGCGCGAATCCGCGGCGTGGTCGCATGAAGGCGACGGCTGATGGGCAGGCGGCTTTTGAGGGCGGTGCTGGTGCTGCTGCGCCGAAATTTTTTAACGCACAGGAGGTGTGCGAGGAGATGAATCTCTATTGGCACCACGAGCGCGGGGATGCGTTCATCATGCGTGGGCCGGATGGTCGGTGGGCGCAGTGGACGAAGGACGCTTGCGTGGATGCGATGCGGGCGCTGCCTGGGCGGATGATCGCGATCAAGGCTCGGGAGAATGAGATGCTGAGTGAGTCTAAGCAGGTGCTGCTGCATGCTCGACGTGAGCGGGCGCTGGATGGGGTGCTGCCGAGCCTTCCGGGCTATAAAAGCGGGATTCACAAGCTGGACAGCGGGGAGAAGGTGCTGGTGAAGCATGAGCCGCAGCTGGTGGTGCCGACGCCGGGCGAGTGGCCGCACATGCGCCAGATGATCGAGGGGCTGCTAGATCGCACGCAGGATGGCAGCGGGATCGATCAGAGCGTTTACTTTCACGCGTGGTGCAAGGTGGCGGCGCAGGCAATCCGCGAGGGTGAGCCTGGGCACTGGCGGGCGGGGCATGCGCTGATTTTGACGGGGCCGGCGGGTTGCGGGAAGAATCGACTGCAGGAGCAGATCATCACGCCGCTGCTGGGTGGCTATGGTCGGTTTGCGGACCCGGCGAAGTTTCTTTTCGAGAGCGATGAGTTCAACGGGGATGTGTTTGCGGCGGAGCATCTGATGCTGAGCGAGATCCCGATGCCGTCGCAGCGGACGGTGGATCGCACGAGCCTGGCGGAGAAGATCAAGCAGGTGGTGGCGAATCCGGCGCAGCGGATGCGTTTGATGCGCACGGAGCCTTGCACTGTGTCGCCATTCTGGCGGCTGACGATCTCGGTGAATGATGACAAGGACAAGCTGCGCAGTCTTCCACTCATCACGGGGGATTTTGGCGACAAGGTGCTGATTTTCCACTGTCGCAAGGTGCCGCTGCCGATCATCGAGCGGGATAGCATTGAGAGCCAGCGTCGCTTCCGGGACGTGATGGCGGAGGAGCTGCCGCATTATTTGCACTGGCTGCTGCATGAGTTCACGATTCCCGACGCGATGCTGAACTATGGCGACGGCCGCAGTGCGACGCGTTTTGGGTTCAAGGAATATCACGCGCCGGTGATCAAGGAGGGGCTCTTCGACGACACGCCGCATGCGGAGCTGTTGAGGCTGATCGACATGGCTCGGTTCACGAGCCGCGGTGATTGGGCCGATCTGGAAGACAGCGGCGGGCCAGTGAAGGATGCGGAGTTGTGGGACATCCCGGGCGATAAGGATGTGGAAGATCCTCGCACGGGTGTGAGGCTGCGGCTGTGGTGCGGAAGGGCGGAGACGCTGCAGATGCTTTTGACAGGCGAGGGTGGCTACATGTGCAACGTGTCCACGATGGCCAAGAAGCTGTTTCAGCATTCGAGCAAATGCTCGACGATGCTGGGACGGTTGCACGATGAGGAGACGGTGAGGGATTCGCGTCTGCAAAAGAAGGACACGAACAAATGGAAGGGGTGGATCATCGCCCCTCCAAGCGAATAGCGCGCACCATCTGCGTCCACGATTGGCGCAGCGATTAGAAATGCGGCTTGTGACGGTGCGATGACGCCCATGTTAGCGTCACTCCGTCACCGTGGAACGCCCAAACTGTAATGTGGAACGCGACTTGTGACGCCGTGACGTGGCGCTTGATGGCATTCAGAATTGCAAGCCGCGTTTCTGTTTGGAGTGGATACTGAAGTGGAAAGAGGTCTAAATTGATGTCACTCCGGCACTAGAAGCGGTGGCGCTTGATTTTATAAGGCATGCGGGGTGACGGGATTGCCGTCACTTTGACGTCATAAGGAATCTTTTGGACCCGCCCGCCCTATAATCGGGTTTATTGTCT